CTCATATTCGCTTCCCCCGCAAACCCCTTGGCAATCAGCGTTTTCCCGTTTCCAGGAGGTCCTTCAAAAATAATGCCCCGGGGCGTCCGCACATTGAAAGCCTGGTATTTCGTGTAATTCGTTAAAATATCGAGACACTGTTGTAATTCTTTTTTGATAGAGTCGTAACCACCGATACTTGAAAAGTTTGTTTTATGTGTTTTAGTAATCTCGAAATTCTCTGAACGTGTTCTTTCCGAACCTTCTTTGGTCTTAAATTTTTCTTGGATTTTTCTAAAATACTCTTGTTTTTTCGAATCTTCGGAATACAATGGTTCTGGATCTGGAATAAAAATTTCAAATGTTTCTCCGTCTTCAATCCCGTTCTCTTCTTGAATTTTTTTAATAATGTCAAACAAATCGTATTCCAAAGAGACATTTTTAGGTGCCGAAATTCGTTTTAAATATTGTTCGTGATATGTTTTCGATAAAGGATAATTTCTTTTAAAATCGGGTCTAAATGCCACAACAATTGGCAGTAAAAACCAGAACTTCATAATTAAGTTTCTGTATTTTTTTTATATCGTTTTCATTTTACATTTGGAATCATTAAAAAAATTGTTTTCAAATGTTAATGAAATTGGGAATGTATTATCTTGGGATTGTTTTTGTAGTTGCCGCAATTCATCGGTTTTTTCTGAAAAAAGACAGAGGAGAAGAAATAGAGAGGTTCCATTTACCCAAGTATTTTGATATTATTATATATTCTTTTGAATTTATTGTGGGCGTGATATTATTAATCAATGTTCCCTTTTTTATTAAACGCATCGCACTCATTTTTTTGCTTTGTTTTTTGGTTACCGGTTGCGGATTAATGGTTTTATATCATTACAAGGAATTAATAAAAACGTATAGTGACGTCTTTACTTTTCAACCAACTTTTATGTCTTATTGTATGCACTTGGCCTATATTGTTATAATACTATCATTGTTCTAATTTTTTCTTATGTAATCTATTAAATCTCTGTTTTTTCGTATTATAATAAGTTTGTCGTATTCGGTAATATTGGGATTTTGTAGTTGTTTTAATATTTCATTTTTTCTAAAAATAATCGGTATGAAAAACATCATGAACCACATTTATTATTTTTAGAAAAAACTCTTTAATTCAATAAAAAAATTGTTAGCATGTGTTTTAAAGTTTTTAAATTTTTTCATACCTTAAATTCCAAGTGTCCGTAAATTCTCCAGCAAATCCTCCAGTAAATCCAGCAAATTCAAAACCTAAACCACCCTAAAAGCCACCTAAAAAATGTCATCCGTTCCAGGTCGGCACCATTCGAGCTCGTCTGGCTCGAGCAAGTCTGGGTGAATCAGCGACAAGACCGACTTTCTCGGCAAGTACTCCTCGGTGGACTCAAGTGTCAAGTTCTGTAAACTGTGCCAGTAATCTTCGTCCAACTCAAAAGCTAGATTGAAAGTGAGAGGGCTCTGGTTATCAGCGAAGATTTGCCTTAAAACGAGGATGAGCTTGTTGAGGTCCTCCATTTTAGGATGCGTTATTGTGCCCATGTATGTTGTTGTGGGCTTGCTGATAAGGACGTGGAACATACCGGTATCATCTGCGACTATAAAGTTGATGAAAACAGTCTCTTTCATGAGAATCCTAATCTCTCCCGGCTTTGATGTATACGTCAAAATGCCCGAATCTGCCCATATTTTCAACTGCTCCTCTACCATTTCAATCTTCTGGCAAATATATTTCTGAGCCTGATACACTTCTTTTGCCGTAGGGTAAAGCGAGAGACGATTCGATTTATCCACGAGTCCACTGTAAACATGTCTTCTGATATGAGTCCGCGATTTTCCTATGAGTTGATGAATGTTCTCGGTTGTCGAGATTTCTGCGCATGCCTTCGGGTAGTTTCCGAAAAAGTAGCTCCAGGTGTGCGATTGTCTTCGTAATTTCGAGGGCCTTGGCGGATTGACGAGCTCGCAATCTGGAAAATCTTCCATGATTCCGTAAGCAGGGGTGTTGTTGTCTGAAAAGCGTGTCATTTGTCGATCCATTGTTCTTATATGTGCCTTCCCTTATTCTAAAAAAAGTTTTTCAATTTTTTAGAATAAGGGCCCAAAAACGAAAAACTTAATTTTTAAAAAATAATAAAGAAATATGGAGGTTGCTACCGAAATTCCTTTGGCGATTGGAATACCTTTAGCAGAAATTTATTATGAATGGTATGAATGGTCTTTTTATGGAATTTACGGATATGGATTTTAATATTTATGTAAAATATGTATTTAAGGATGATGAAAAGAATAATGTATTTTCCGCAAAATATTACATATCAACCATACACGAGTTCTTTGCCTCCAAGTATTTATTATGCAGTACCTACTGAAATAGGTTCAGAAAATTTTGTGGGATTAATATTTAACAATTCAAACACTAATTCAAATTCTATCATTTTAAATTATGAAAAACCACTTTACTATATACCTTCCATGACAGTAATACAAAACGCAACCCTGAGAGGATTCTATAGTTTAAAATATGAAAATACAGGATCTGGATCCATATTGAAAGGTCAGCGAACAACTTACAAATACATACCTTATAATGGGTATGTATACAACATAGTCGTTATTGTAAATGTTGAACTAGAATGTAGCAAGCCTATAACAGATACAACCACTATAGACGATATTAACGGAAATATTATAGGAGTAAAAATCATTAATAAATCAGGGTTGGATATAGGCGTATATACTCCAGGAACACGAAGTAAATATAACAAATATAGCAAAGTCACCATGAAAGAATCATATAGTCCCGACAATAAATGGAATTACATATTGACGGATTTTTCAAATGCCGAAATCATTGGTTCGTCGAATAATATTTACCCTACATATCTTAAGGCAACATAAAGATATTTTCGAGATGTTTTGCGAATTCCGGATACTTTAATTCTTCGAGGAGATGATTTTCAAGAAAAGTCAAATACCTTTCTTGAATATCTTTGGCCTTTTGTATAAAAGCGATTGTGGTTTCGGGAGTCACATTTTTCAAATATTCTCTTTTTAATTGTAAAAGTTCGATGCGCAACTCTTCGTACTCTCTTTCGTCGACTAATTTCGCAACCTCCATTTTATTTACCTAACGAAAAATCTTTAAGTGTTAAGTGGTCACCCTTTTTTATCAAGGAATAGTATGAAAATAAGTGACGTTATTTATAAAAACGGAAAAACTATATTTAAGAGGAAGGATCTTATACCCGGAAAATGTTATAGATTTGTTTCTAGAGATAAAGTAAATACGATTCAAGAATTAGGACATACATTAATTAAAACAAAAGATTCTGATTTATTATATGGAGGAAAATTTATAGAAATGAATAATCAATATGCCCTTTTTTGGGACGGCAATGAAGTATCAATAAATACTAATGATAATGAATTTATGGAGATTCCGTGTCATTCAGACATAGACGTATCATCCATATCAGACAGTTTGGGAAATATGACGATAAGTAGTGATAGTCGTAGAAGCGATAGTCGTGATAGTCTTAGAAGTACTAGAAGCGATAGGAGTCGTAGTCGTGATAGAGGGGGTGGGATCAAGAAGCGTAAACTCAGTAAAAGATTGTTTCGTAACAATTTAACCCGTTAAATGTTTTCATTTAAAATTGAAATACTTTTTTTGTACCTTCCGTAGTCAAAATCCATGGTCAAAATGAACCTCTTTATCCTTTCACTCCTCCAATGGGAAATCGCACAGAGCATGATGGACAAACACGTGAGCAAAATATTATTGGAAGCCGTTCAGATGCTTTGTACGGCCAAGAGGGTCATTGATCCAGAAGATGTGGAAGGTCTTTACAAGTTGGCTCATAAAAATCATCCGGTAACAGTATGGTGTCGCAAATCGAGGGCAAACTTTATTTGGACGCTCGACCTCGTTGACGAACTACACAAGGAGTGGCGCTTTCGTTATGGACACCCGGAAACCAAGTTCCATAAATCCTATTTGGTCGCGATGATTTTGAGAGAAAATATGCCGAGCAGGTTCGAAGAAGAGGAGCTAACGCCTTTTGCGCTGGCAATGCCCGAAGAATACAAAACAGATGATCCTGTCGAGTCTTATCGAAATTATTACATGTCGGAAGAAAAACGAAAAATAGCGACATGGAACAAGAGAAGAGAAAAACCTGAATGGTATTTAATTTCGTGATTTAGTTTTACGAGTTCTTTTACGTTTTATACGAGATTTTATACGAGATTTTATACGAGGTTTTATGCGAGATTTGCCATATTTTGTAAATTTACATGAATGTTTATTTCCGCCAGCACTGGATCTCGTAAAAAATCTCATTGCGCGAGAAAAAAATGAGGGAGATGTTTCAGCCGAGGATATTTCAGTTGGGGATATTTCAGAGTCGTTGCCATATTCTAATTTGAATCTATCTATTTTATCTCTAGATTTGTTTCTTGCTGTTATTAATAAATTCATAAATCCATTTTCTCCATCAAGATTTTGATTTAAATTTTCTATTATTTCGTCATTTAAATTTAAATCAAAGTAGCGTTTAACGCCTGGGGCATTTTTAAAAAAAACCAATTCATTTGGGAATTTTACCTTTTCTTCATACTCTTCAACGTTTCCAGAATAAATTGGTTTATTTGAACCAGATGCCCATCCATACTTATCCGGATAAGACAATATATTATTATACTTTCCAAAACACCCTTCCGCGCAAATAGAACCTAAAATTTCTCTAAATTTATATTCATTATACATTTCAGTTACGGGTTTAATTTTTTTTGCTTTACCAAAATCAATAAATAAAGGTTTTAACCTCTCGATGAGCCTAAGCGGTCTCATTTCATGCGAAAGTATAATCGAATCACTATTTATTAAAAAAAATGGATATTTTGGATTTTCTGGGAGCACTTTAAAAAAAATATTTCTAAAGTGAAAATCTCCTTGTGTATAACTGGTTTTATATGCTAATTCTATAAGTAAAAATGCCGCCGCAATGAAAGCCGCGATTGAAAAACCCGGATAACGTTCTAATAATACAACCATTTCTTGATAATCTACAAATTCCATAGCAATAATACCAATAAAAGGAAATGAAGTAAACGAAAATGAAGTAAACTCGTTATATTCAAATTTTAAACTATTTTTTATAAATAAATCGTTTTTGTCATATATTTTACTAAATAAAACAGCAGGACATAATGGTTCCAATCCATCTTTTGTGGTATCATAAATATCGTTTTGTATAAAAACTTCTGAATTAAATTTTTCAATATCTTTTTCACCTTCGATAGGAATAAATTTCACTAAAATAGTATCTACTGGGTTATCATATGTAGTTACATCGATGCTCTTATATAAAATATCATTTGATTTATAACGTAAAAGTATACCTTCTGTACCAAAAATTGGACGACCTATTATAGTGCTGTTAGATATAAAACTATTAAATGCGTCTTCTCCGACTATATCTGGGTTTGCGTATGTGATCCCAGATCCACCTTTCATGTAAATTCGTAATATTAAAATTTAAAATCCCAAATCCACTCTCGAAAAATCACAAAAAATCGCATTGTTACTTCCATCGAGAAGGACATTTTAAGAGTGTCGAAAAAGTTGTTACCATATTTTTCGGAATTTTTAAAAAAGATAAACAAACGATCCTGTCGAGTCTTATCGAAATTATTACATGTCGGAAGAAAAACGAAAAATAGCGACATGGAAAAAGAGAAGAGAAAAACCTGATTGGTATATTTAGACAAATTTTGTATAATCCGTATATTTTTAGTCTTGTAAAAAACTCCTCCATATGTAAAAACAAATTATTTGCGTGTTTTTTTGCGATTGTGTTTTCTACGTTTTGTATATTTTTCTTTATTTTTAATTTTAC